CAGCGTGGTGGCCTTGCCATGCTCTCGCACAGGCGTGAAGCCCCCGAGCACATGGCGCATGGTGTCCATGATCACGCCCTTGGGCCGGTAGCTACTTCTTTTCCGCATCATCCCCCCAGATCATGGCGGCCAGGGCCACGGCCAGGAACAGCAAGGCAACCGACAGCGCCAAGCCAATGATGATGCCAAGCACAAAGCTCATTTACAGATCCCCATCAAGCCGACAATCAGATGCCGGGCAAAGATCACAGACAGGCACACCGCAGCCACTGCCAGCACAAAGGCAGCCAGCTTCTCCCAGAAGGTCGGCTCGTCATCCGGGTTCATTCCAGCATCTCCTTCACGGTCACCACCAGCCTGGGCTCCAGGCTGTATTGCTTCTGCACCAGCAGCCTGACCACCTGGGTGTCATCCACATAGGCCACGCCATTCATGGCATCCAGCACGCCCTTGGCCACGTTGTCCAGGTCAGGCTTGCCAGGGATCTCCTGGCCGTCCAGAGCCCTGGCACGCTTGGCCTTGCTCCAGCTCTTGGGCACGCCCTTGTAGATGTCCACCCGCACGCTGACCGGGGTCTCCACCGGGGCGCACGGCATGGCCTCGGCAGCACGGCAAGCGATCAGGGTCTCATAGTCCCTGGTGGCCGTGTCTGTGTAGGCAAAGCCGCGGCGAGTGAACCGCGGGCGGCCCTTGCCTCGGGGCTCTCCAGGCACAGTGAACTGCAGCTCCATCACAGCAGGCCTGCCTGCCGCAGCGCGGCCAGGAACTGCTCATACTGCTCGGCCTTCTCCGGGGCTGGCTGCTGGTCAGTGATGGACAGCGCGAGCTGGATCAGCTCCACAGGCAGATGCTGGCCCTCACGGCACAGATCCAGCACCTTGATGGCTTCCTGCATGGTCACTGCTTCACCCCCATCAGGAACCGCTGCAGACGGGGCTCCAGGCCGCCGTAGCGGGGCTGTAGCTGGTCTCGCACGCACTGGTCAATGATTGCGCTGATGCTGCGCCGCTGGTCTGCGGTGGCCTTGGTCAGCAGCTCCCTGCTGTCAGGGTGCAGCCTCACAAGGAATGGGATTCTCTTCTGTTGCATGGGCCTGCTCGGTATCGTGGCGATAGCGCTGGAGTCTACACGCATCCAGGGGTAGGATGGGCATTAGGGTTTGTCCTAGTGTTTTTCTTGGTCTTGCCTGTTGCCACCGATATCGCTTGTGCTACAGTTCACCCATCGCAACCGAGCAGATAAAGCTCACAAGGAGATGCAGATGACCAAGACCGAAGCCCTCAACAAAGCTGAAGCAGCTCGCCATGCAGCCAAGCTGGCATTGGCACGCCATGCCCTGTACGCCACCACTTTTGGCGGCAATGACAAACTGACCCAGGCCGCGATGCTTGAGCATGACGTTGCCATCGAGGCTCACAACAAGTGGATGGATGTTGCGTACATGCACCCCAAAACACGCGCCAGCTTGATTCGCAAGCAGTCCCTGCCTGCCTTCATGTTCGGCTACAAGCTGGAGGCCTGACATGACCCGCTTTGTCGCCTACTACCGCGTGTCTACCGACCGCCAGGGCCAAAGCGGCCTTGGCCTGGAAGCCCAGCGCACTGCCGTCACCCAGCACATCGGCGCTGCCGAGCTGGTGGCCGAGTTCACCGAGGTCGAGTCTGGCCGCAAGAATGACCGCGAGCAGCTTGCCCTGGCTCTGGCCGCAGCCAAGAAGGCCAAGGCCATGCTGGTCATCGCCAAGCTAGACCGCCTTGCCCGCAATGTCCACTTCATCAGCGGCCTGCTGGAGTCTGGCGTGCCGTTCGTCTGCGCCGATATGCCTGAGGCTGACCGCACCTTCCTGCAGATGTCTGCAGTGTTCGCAGAGTGGGAAGCCCGCAAGATCTCCGAGCGCACCAAGGCCGCTTTGCAGGCCGCCAAGGCCCGTGGCGTGCGCCTGGGTAGCCCTGCCCCTACCAAGGGCAGCGAGGCTGGCATAGAGCGCATCCAGGCCCGTGCTGATGCCTTTGCCGCCCGCGTCCAGCCCATCATTGTCAGCATCCAGGCAGCAGGCGCTGCCACCCTGCGCGACATTGCCAGCGCCCTGTCTGCCCGTGGCATCCAGACCGCCCGTGGAAACACGGACTGGAAGCCCGCCCAAGTTGCCCGTCTGATTGCCCGTTAACCAAAGGAGAAACCATGAAAACCACGAAACGATTCCCCCGCACCATGGAGGAGGCCTTTGGCCCCGGCCACCGAGGCGGCATCTACGAACCCGGCCCCGAGTTCAGCCTTGCAGACAAGGTCATCATGGGCTTGTGCGGGGTGATCCTCTTTGGCCTGCTGCTGGCCATCCTGCTGGGGGTCATCTGATGAGCCAGGCCCAGATGATCATGGAGATGCTCAAGCGCGGCCCGGTCACCGCCATGGATGCCCTGCAAGAAGCGAACTGCTTCCGGCTGGCAGCCCGTATCGCTGACCTGCGCCAGCAAGGCATTGAGATCGAGACCGAAACCGTCACCACCCCCACGGGCAAGCACATTGCCCAATACAAACTGAAGGAAAACCATGGCCGGGAAACTCACTGATGACCGCATGATGTCCGCATCCCGCTTGCCGGGCCTGCTGGGCTACAGCAAGTACAGCCGCCCCAATGATGAGCTGCAGTTCAGCATCAATGCCATTGACGGCAAGCCCCGCGAGGACATCGGCAATGAGGCCATGGCATGGGGCAACACCCTGGAGCCCGTGGTGCTGACCGAGGCTTGCAAGCGCCTGGGCATTGAGCAGTTCGATACGAACATCACCAAGCCCTTCACCAGCCAAGCATGGCCCCTGCAGTGCAGCCTGGATGGCATCGCCCAGGGCAGCGGCCAGACCGTGGTCAGCGACAGTGACCTGGGCATCTACGTTGTCGGCCAGGACAGCATTGTGCTCGACGGCCCCGGAGTACTCGAGGCCAAGGTCACCAAGACCTACCCGGAGGACACGCCCGACCTAGCCCGTGGCCCCATCCAGCTCCAGGGTCAGCTCTTGGTGACGGGCTACAAATGGGGAGCCGTCTGCGTGCTGTACCAGGGCATTGAGATGCGGGTGTTTCTGTTCGCTCGGCATGACTACACCCAGAACCAGATCATCAAATCGGTCAATGACTTTGAGAGCAGGCTGGAGACCTACCGCCAGACGGGCGGTATTGAGTGGTACGAACCCGAGACCAGCGAGGACATGGACAGGGTCTATCCCACGCCTGTCGAAAGCAAGGAGGTCGAGCTGCCAGAGGCTGCGGCCACTTGGGCGCAGAAGATCCTGGATGCCAAGGCCGCCATGCGTGATGCCAAGGATGACATCGAAGAGGCCGAGCTGGAGCTGAAAAAATTACTCAAGCAGGCTCAGACCGGCAGGGCTGGCAACCTGCTGATCCAGTGGCCGATGCGCCACTACTCTGCTCAGGCCGAGCGCCTTGTGCCCGCCAAGGAGGCATACAGCACCCGTCAATCCACACTGAAGATCAAGGAGATTAAATGACACAGCTTACCGTCACCCGCCAGGGCTTTGCTCCGGCCACCATCACCGAGGCCATGGAGTTCAGCAAGATGCTGGCCGACAGCTCCATGGTGCCCCGTGCCTACCAAGGCAAGCCGCAAGACATCATGGTCTGCGTGCAGTGGGGTTATGAGATTGGCCTAGCACCCATGCAGGCGCTGCAGAACATCGCCGTGATCAACGGCAAGCCCTCGGTTTACGGGGATGCAGCCATGGCCCTGGTGCAAGCCAGCCCGGTCTGCGAGGGTGTCGAGGAGTACATGGAGGGCGAGGGCACGCCCAACCCGGTGGCCGTCTGCGTTGCCCACCGCAAAGGCCGCAAGCCAGTGACCGCCAAGTTCAGCGTCGAGGATGCCAAGCGGGCGGGCCTCTGGGGCAAGCAAGGCCCCTGGCAGGCCTACCCCAAGCGGATGCTGGCCATGCGTGCCCGTGGCTTTGCCCTGCGGGATGCCTTCCCGGATGTGCTCAAGGGCCTGATCACCGCCGAGGAAGCGCAGGACTTCCCGGATGAGGCCAAGCCCAAGGCAGCACGCAACCCGCTGGATGCCCTGGCCCCGCCCGCAGCGCCCGAGGTGCTGGAGGTGGTGCAAGTGCAGGAGCCTGAGCCTGTCGAGGTGGTCGAGGAGGTGGTCGAGGTGGCCGAGGTTGTCGAGGTAGTGGAGGCCGAGCCCCAGGCTGGCGGCTTTGCCATCATGGTGCCGGGTAAGGAGCAGCCGTTCAGCACGCACCAGACCCTAGAGCAGTGGGCCGAGGCGTATGAGGCGCTGGCCGAGAAGATGGCCAACACCTCCAAGCTGCCAGCACGGGAGCGCATGACCAAGCTGCGAGAGCTGAAGGATCTGAACAAGCAAACGCTGGAAAAAA